CGCCACCGCCGCCGCCACCGCCAACCATAAAAACCCGCACAAAATTAATATTACTAGGCACGTCCCATGTGCCGCTTGCGGTTATATCAACGTGAGTAACGTTGACTAAATCATTTAGATAATTTATCGCCTCACCCATTTTTTGCATCAATGCTTCTGAAACTGGGCTTTCGACGTCCGTCTCTTCGCTGAGCAAGTAATGTAAAATACTAGGTAACTGAGCCATAAAATCCCCTTTAAATTAGAACGTAAGGCGCCCCGCCGTCGCTAAAATCATTATCGTCATCAGACAAAGATGCGTAAACAAGTTTTTGCTGGTCCGTTGTTTCTATGTAGTCTGCAAACTCCATTATATCATCCACTTGAAGTGAAAACGGTGGGTTATCGGCTATTTCAACTGTGTTTGATGACGAAGATACTAGAGTTGTATAAAACACCTCGCTAAAATCAGCTCTTCGCACGCGAACGCCTGGGCGCCTCAACCTATTCCATTTTCTGTATTCACTTGGGCCATAGTCGCTTGGAAGCGATATGTAAGTAATAACAAATCTTTGGTTTGTGATAACATTTGATATCTTAGACGCTGGTGAAATTAAACCAAAACGAGCATCAATGTTAAACCCACTTGACACCATTTCTAATGTCGCTGACCCATTTTTTATATCAATGGTTCTATTTACAACCTCCATTAGTAATGGCGGTTTATCTCTCGTCTGTGTTTCGTTATCAATTAAGTTTAGCCCCTCTGGGTCTACCACTACGATATCCCCTGGTACTATTTGAACTGCGTCTCTGAAATGAACCTTTGCACCATCCATAAATTCAGCCGCAGAACTGTACCTTTGTAACAGCCTATCTTGTGATTGCTCGGCTAAAAACTTTGCGTTGTAAATATTTTTTAAACCACGCGATTCAATCGCCAAAGTTTTATTGCCAGCCGCCGGAACCTGTGGCGTGCCTACAATAGTAATGGACCTGCGCCTAAGCTCGTCATCAAGTGGAGCATCTTCAAACTGAGTCACAACGGCTGAGTAATAGTTTTTATTCACTGAGCGCTGAATCGATAAATCTTTTGGGTTTGTTACGTTGTCTTGAGAGACGGTAATAACATTCGTGCCAGGTATTGGTGGCTTATGAATGCCAACAGAAACGCGAGACAAACCTTCGGCATCAGTTGGCAAAGAGTAACAAGACGATGGCAAATAAAGCTCTTGCTCTATAAACGATTTTCCCTCGTCGATATCGTCTCTAATGTAAAAGCGCATTTGATACTGAGCTAAAAAAGAATTTTGTAAGAAATTGTGTTTTTCAATGTCAACTTCATCTTGATCCATTTTTAGGCCAAATTTTCCAAGCGTGTTGTACTGGCTTAAAAAATCCACCGTTCCCGTGGCCGGGGCCTCGTAATCAAGAGCTGCGTCTATGATAATAAATGAACCCTGGTCTGTAACACCTAAATCTAAAATCTCAGTCCATGAGCTTAAATTATTCGCGGCCTCAGTGAAGCCAGTTGTTTGAACGTAGTCGCCAATTAACACCTGGGCGTCCCTAGTTAAATCAACGTCTGCAAAAAATATTGCATTTGCCAAAGCGTTAGTTCCATCAGTGCCTACGTTTGTGGCCTCGTAATCGTCTATGTATGGCGTTTGGTCTTTATCTGAAAGCATTATTTTTAGCGCGAGCTCCATGGCATTGCCGTCCAAAACTAAAAAGCTTTCAACCTGAGTAACATCAGCGTGCGCTGCTGGAGTTGTGAAAAGATAACCTCGAGTAAGACCAGTTAATTGGTTACCAGAAATACCAGTATAGCGAATGATTTCATCTTCAATTTTCACACACGTAATTAGCGTTTCGTCTTTTGGCGCATACGCTGGATGGTCTGGAACGATAAAGAAATTTTCAATATCAGCAACAGTCAGTGTTGTGACCGAGCTGTCAATCGCGCCGTCAAGCTCTGTGTCAGCCTTAATGTGAAGCTGCGATCTTTTCTTTTGATCTGGGGAGTTTAAATTTAATTTACATCGCCCCTGCTCAGCCGACACTGACTCGATCACGCCTCTAAAAATGATAATGTAATCGTCGCTAAAAGCGTTATTGTCGCCAAACGTGACCCATACTTTTACTTTTTTAAATAACACTTCACCGTAAGCGCCGCCCAGTATTTTAGTGGCCTCTTTGTTTTTATCAATTATAGCAATCGTCATTTGGCTCACACCAGAACCGCGTGCTTTATCCGGCTCTAGGCTTTGGCGTATCTGTGTCGTAGTGCCTTCGAGTGAAATTAGAATTTTCATTTCATCAGTTGAAAGGTTTTGAAGGCCACCGTAATAAAGCTCCGGGCCACCGTACTCTAGGCCCTCATCACCATAAAGTGGTGCTTTTTTAACAACGTCAGACGATAACAAAAACGGCAAGCCCTCGATCTCGACTACGATAATCGGCTTTATTTCCGTCTGAAGTAAGTTTCTAAAAAGCCTGTTTGATAAAATCATGGTTTAAAATATCGTGCATCAAGCGACATATCTTTGTCACACCTAATGTCTATGTGAACATGAATCGTGTCTAGTTTTTCCATTCTAATATTAATGTCTTTTAAATAGTGCCGTAATATCTCTCTAACTGCGCTTGACTCATGATCTTTAACCAAAAAATCACACGCAAGGCCTTCAATGTGAGATGACTTTTTGGCTCCACCGATAAGCTCGTTATATTTCTCTGGCCTATACCATGATGTAATCATTATCTCGCGACCAAACAAAACCCTGATTTTATCCATCGCAAGCGCCGTTGACTCGATGTTTTTTATTATAATTTCATTTTTTGGAATAGCATAAAACCCCCAGCGCTGAAGCCAAAGCGCCTCGCGCCACTTAAACCAAGTGCATTTGCCTATTGGCTCATTGAGGTTGAAGTTCATTTTTGCTCGCCATTTCCTCAAGCTCTTTGGTTTTTGGGTTCACGCCTAGAGTTGGGAAAAATGCCATATATTTATGAACGTCTTTTAATATTTTCTGAAGCTTTTTATCGTCTGATTTTGTGGGCGTTAAACGCACCACGATGGTTGCAAAAACCACGACAGAAAGACAAACATGTGAAGCCGCATCAAAGATATTTCGAACATCTTCTATACTCATAAAAATCCTTTTTTACCAATGAGCTTGCCACGTAGAACCATCCCACGTGTAGCTTTTATTTGTTGTTGTGTCGTAATACATTTCACCAGCCTCCGTGGCCGTTGGAGCTGACGATTGCGTGGGTATTCTAATTGTTCTTGCAGAACACACAATTCTTCCGCGAGTTCCAGTTCCGCTAACGACGCCTACGCGCAAATTAATATCTCCAGTGTTACCAGTAGAAGATGCGTGAGTTTTATTTCCAGTATTTATGTCAACAAATCTAGTGGAAACGGAATCGTTATTGGCATTGTTTTGAGTAAATAATCCAACGTCAGCTCCAGTTGTAGATCCGCCAAGCGCACTGACGCCAGCATTGCCGGCTGGCGTAGTCTGTAAACCAATAGTGCCGCCGCCAACATTGGCCGTTATAAAATAACCATTAGCCCAATAAAAAACTGCACTCCCACAGTTATAAGTATTATGTGCATTTGCCGCAAAATTTGCTCCGTCAATAAATACGTTTGCAGAAGCATTTCCTATTAATACTTGGCCTGAAGTACCAGCTCTAATGAGTCCAATATCAGCAGAGTTAAATTGGTTTCTTCCCTTAAATGCTACGTCGTTTGCCACCCTAACTGATTTAGTGCCAGTCATTAAAATGTCTTGGTTTGCAGCCGTCGTAGAAGCTAGATTTGATAAATCATCTTTAGCCTTAGCAAACCAAGCGGTACCGTTATAATATTTCAAATCATTTGACGTTGTATTGTAATAAAGACCGGCTGTTACGCCGGTCGGATCTGAAGAAATTTGTGACCCAATAACGATTGGCAAAGTTGTCGAGTCCCCTAGCCTTACTCTGTTTGAAGTATCTAGTTTTAATAGATTTAAATCAGCAGAGTTTGCTTGGTTTCTAGCTCTAAGCGATTGATCGTTATTTAATCTTAAATCAGCGCCGTTTAAAGCGTTATCGCCTACGAATTTTGTGTCAGTTATTTGGGCCACTATTTACCTCTTAGTATTCATATGTAACTTGTAATACGTCACCGGCCACAAGAGCTGATGCTCCACCAGTAGCAAGATCATTTAAAAAGTTAAGCTGTGCTCCAGACAAGCTGTAGTCATAAGATGCGCCCTCTAAAATAGCGCCGGCACCTTTAACTTGAACATGCACAGAGTTTGAAAGTGGTGAATTTGAAAGCGTTACATATTGGTTTGTTATATCAGTACCGTTTAATACAAACGTTTGTTTTGCTCTGCTCTCTCCACTTGCTGGAGTTGCCCAGTAACCAGTCCCGTCTGTTCCAGATGCCGTCCATACTTGACCGCTCACTGATGCAACGCCTGATTTTAAGAACTTAAAAGAGCCTTGAGTGCCGCCGGCTGTGCCGATGAGCATTTCAATGTTACCAGAGTTGCCGTTTGTAGAGTTACCAGTTGTTAAGCTGAGTTTTCCAGACGCTCCAGTTGTAGCGGTACAGTTTCCAGTTTTAATTGGAATATCACCAGTCGCGCCAGCAGAGCCGGCAGAGTTACCAGTTGTTAGCGCAAGATAACCAGAACCACCGGCCCCGTTACCGCCGCCAGTGAATATATCCATAGACCCAGAATCACCGGCCCCAGACGTGTCACCAGTATCAATGCTTAAATAACCAGATCCGCCGGACCCAGCGTTTGAACCAGTGTGTAACCAAAGCGCGCCGCAATCGCCAGTAGATGAACCTCCGGGCTTATCGCCAGTGGCTACGATTAAAGAAATGCCAGGGTCAGTGGAGTTGCTCGCGTGATCTTCTGTCATTAAATCAAAATGATCATACGTCGTCGTTTGCTTTGCTCTAAATCCAACTCCGGAACTGCCCCAGTATAAACTTGAAATAATTTGACCAAATTTATAAAAAAGCGAATCAACAACCGTGATGTTGTTTGCATCTACGCCAATTACGTTTATGTCACCACTGTCGGCAGCATTACGCGAGCGCAAGTAAGATGCGTTATCTAACCTAATTTTCTCATCAGCTACTTGATTATCACCTATGAATTTTTTAATTATCTGAGACACTTAATCCCCCTTAAATGTAATTATAAATTATTCGAACCTTGTCCCCAGCCACTAGTAGGCCATCAAGTCCAAGACCATTCCAGTCCAGAACATCACCGCTCACCGTAAAATCGTCACTATAAAATTGTGCAGTGCCACCTTTAACGTCTAGGGCAACCTCACCAGCCGTCAGAGGTTCTTCGGCTAAAATTAATGACTTACTTGAGGCCTCGCCAGCACTTATAGTTCTATATTCGACTTTTGTCTTTTCTTCTGGTTCGTCTTCGACGTCCCATTTTTCCCAAACGCCAGCTAAATTATAAACAACTTTATCACCAATATTATAAGAAATTGATCCAGACCCAAGATCCTGAGCGCCAGCCGTATCGACGCGATAAACAGCGCCCGCCCCAACGCCGGCACCTCCGTCACCGTCAGCCAAAGTTGGTGAATTTAAAGAAGCGTCCCAGCTTCCAACGTAAACAAATGTATCTAGCGCCTCTAATGAATCTATATCATCTTGAATTGTAACTAATGTTGACTCTATTGTTGTAACATCGTCTTGCAAATCATTTAATTTTTGCTGTACGTTTGCAACCGTTGCGCCAGACCCACCGTTAGCAAGCGTCTGCACACCTAAAAAAGTGTTGTTCGCGGTCTTTGACGACCACGCTGTGTTTGATTCGAGTGCTCTAACTCTTTGTCCGTCGGCTATTGACATGATAATTACTCCACAAGTCTAAAAACCAGTTTCCCAGTTTCGTAATAATAGGGCAGATCTTTTGTATAAAGCTCTTTTAATCTATACCCAGTCCCGTCACGCTCTTCTTCAGTTGATTCTAAAAATACTGTGTAAAACGTATTTCTATCCCCACGGTCTGGCATAAACTCAACCTCTGCTTTGGTGGTTAGAAAACGCATAAAAGCCCGCGCATCAGCTATGCCAGATAAATTAGTCTCTATTACAGAACCATTTCCTTGAGCAATGTCAGTGATGAATTTTATATTGAGCTCGAAAAATTTCTCAATACCAAATCTAACAACCTCGACAACTCCGCTTGCAGACTTATTCACTGATGGTTGAATTGATTTTCTTAAGTCCTCTTGGTCCACATAGTCTTGAAGTAAAAACTGCGGGGTATATTGATTGCCAGTAAGTGCACCAGTGTAAGCATTGTCGCCAGTTTGATCTGCACCGGTAAATCCAATAAGCTCAAACACATCGACGCCAACATGCGTGCCTGTAGTAATAAGCAAATCAAAATTAGCCGTAGCCTGAATCGTAAATCGTCGCTCTACGCGATCAAACGTTACGTCATAAGCTTGTGAGCCAACCGTATTCATTGCATTTGCAACGGCGTCAGCTAATTTCTCAGGCGTGTAACTTCCGGCCTCAACCTCTGCCGATAACTCCCCAGAGCCCTCATCAAAATCTAGATAAAAGTTCTCGTTAGTTACGGCGTCCATATAGTAAAAAACTGATCTCGTATTAATCACGCCAGCACCTCAGTGCGTCCGTTTCTGTCTGTGTATTCTTTAATTAAATCTACGATGCGCATACCTGTATCACGACTATCTAGAACATCCCCTTGTACGTTGATTGCAACTTGAGTCATTGGTTTTTGCTCTTCAATTTCAGGCTGCTCAACAGCAGTTGACGTTGCTCCGCCTGCGCCGCCAGTTCCTATGCCTCCACCGCCGGACTCACCTCCGCCACCTGATAGCGATTTAAGTAAAGTTCCTAAAGCTATGAGCGCAATACCGGCAAAAATTGCTGGTCCACCAGTCATGCCAACAATTGAAGCTCGAATGGCTTCCATTGCTTGGCCTATACCCAAAACCGAAGTTCCTATTTGAATCATAATATCGCCGATGAAACCTAAAATAGAACTGCCAAATGCCTTTAAGGCGCTTTGCCCTTTTTTAACTGCAAGCACAGTTGCTTGAATTGCGCTTGATACGCCTTGGTTAATATTTTGTGCAGAAACAATTGATGCAACCTTCATTTTGTTTTGAGTTTCTACTGTTGATTTTAGTCTTTCATCATTCCCCTTTTGAACAATCTCCGTCTTTAACATTTCAAATGTTTGAAGATCGATTAAGCCGGTATCATAATACAAGCGCTGAATATCATTTATTTTTTGCTGCTCAAGTTGTATTTGAACACCTTTTTGCTCTTCCATTAGCTTGCGGCGCTCTTCGTCGCCAGTCGCTAATTGAAGTTGGGAATTAATTCTATCTTGATGAGCAGTTAAAATAAGTTGCGTTATTTGAGCTTGATTCGCTGCAACTTTTGTTGGATCTACAAACGCGGGATTGTTGTCTGGAGTTTCTGTTGTAGGAGCCTGACGACTGGCCGCCTGCCCGGCTGACAATTGCCTCTGCTGCAATCTTTCTAAATCAGCTTGCAGCTTCTCTCTTTGACTAATTAAATTTTCATTTGCCGTTTTTAATGCGTCTTGACCGATCCCACCAGACTGAGCGAGAAGTCGCTGATTACCTTCTATTGTGGAATTTAAAGATTTTAAATCTAGTTCAAGCTTTCTAATGCTATCAGCTACACCGTTAATCCCTGTTTCTTGTGGCTTAATTGCTAGATTAAATCTCTCTAGTGCCTCACTGGCCCTATTTATTAAATTAGAAAAACTGGACCCAAAAGTAGAATTTGATTTCTCTGCCACAACGTCGTAAAGATCGCCAAGCTGTACTTTTAATTTAGTAACACTTGTAGAAAGCTGATTAACGCTCGGATCAACATTTTTAAATGTCTCCCCGCCTTGTTGTAAAACCGCATCTAAAATAGCTTGTCTGCGCCCAGCTTCGCTTAGTGCCCCAGCGGTTGTACCAATGCTTTGAGCAAACTTCTTATAAGCCTCTTCTTGGTCAATAATAATACCAAGTGAGCGAAGCGACCTAGTTTGCCCAGTCGCTATGGCTTGAGAAATTTGTTCAAAATTTTGAGTAACTTCGCCGCCAAAAAGAGCAGTTGCTTTTCTTGCTAAATCTAAAACCTCGGGAAGCCTCTCGGCATTTTTACCAAATTCAACAATAAATTTATTTGAGGATTTTAAAATATCTTCAAAATCAACGGTGCCATCGGCTGCGGACTTAAGGCCCTCGCGCAGCTTCCCTAAAGAAACTCCGGCCTGGGAGCCAAGCAAATCAAATTGCTTGTTAATGCTTGCGATCTTTTCACCGTCAAGAGCGGTGGCAAACGCTGCGCCAGTTGCCGCCACTGCGCCCGCAACTGCTAAAATCGCCGGGTGAATACTTTTTATTTTACTAACAAAACCGTTTAAGCTGTTTGTAGCGTTGCCAATAGCAGTGCCGGAAAACGCATCTTCGATATCTTCACCAAGGCCTTTGGTTTCTTTGCCAGCCTTTTTAACTGAGCCCTCAATTTTAGCAAGGCCTTTAATTACCTTACCGTCATCAAGCTCAATGGAAATTATAATCTTGTCATCAGCCACGTTTTAGCACCTTTGAAAGCTCTTCTAAAGTTAATGCTTTTTTAGGCTTATCCCAAATATCTGGGTTGGCCTGACGGTGTAGAGTTCTATGAAGCTTTTGCTGAAATTCTTTTTTAGAGTGTGGATAACTGTGAACCGTGATACTTTCTAACGACTCTTGAGCTTTTAAGATCGGTATTGCTCTGACGTAATCTTGAAAGTCACTATAAAGCATTTTATTAATCTCACTATCAGAAAATCCGTAAAACCTAGCGACCAGGGCCTTGGTAAAGGCCCAGTCATCTATTTTTTTTTATTAAAATCCAGAATCACTTCTAAGAGTAAATTAAAATGCTCAACTTCCATTTCGCCACTGACTTCCATCGGAAGTCCTAACGTAGCCATAAAAGTCTTTGCGTCATCAAGAGTTGAAACACCACTTTTTGCCTCAGCTAATAATTTTGCTTCATTAACCGTGGGCTTGTGAAGTTCATAGTCTTTGCCGTAAAGACTAACTTTGATTTTGGTTTTTTGCTTTACTTCAAAAGCGTAACCGGATTCAGTCACTTATTACCCCTTCAAAAAGTTTTGTTGCCAGTCACCATAAACTAGCTTTGAAACTTCGTTGACTCGATTTTCATCAAGGAAAATTGATACTTCAAGCTCAATTTTTCTATCCTCTTCACCTGAAATCATTAGATTTGAGATGTTTGGATAAGCCGCCCAGAAACAAAAATCATTATCTAAATTGCTCGCCAAGTTTTTAGTTGGGTGGAGCACTAGCATTTTTGTATCTGAAAAAGCGTTACTAAATTGTTTCGACCCAGAAAGTGCGCCAAGGCCTGTGACCTCAGTGCCGCCAGACGGTGTATAGTCTTGACCAGGAACTCTTAAAAACTCTTTTAGCTTTGCAGCTACGGTTTCTTTTAGAGTTAAAGTGATCGGACCAAGCTCACTTCCAGTGCGAAGTTTACCAATAATTTCTGACCCTGTTTGGTGAGCCACGATATCAAAAAGATTTTCTGCTAGTCCAAACTCAACATTGCCATCTAAATATCCGAGGGCAAGTTCTGATCCCTCACGGAGCACTGTAGCCGTAAAACCAGATGTGCCAGCGGCCCATGCTAGATTTGGTGCGCCCATTCCTTTAAGCTCAACTAAAAGTTTTGCATCACTGCCAACTTGTTTAGCGTGAAAATCAGCGCCCACTAGAGCGTTGATTGCCGCAGCAGTTTTTTGTGCAACATCAGCGGCGCTATCGCCAACTAAAATTGCAACCTCTGCTAATTCTGTTTTACCAGCCGGTGCCGGATCAGAGCTTGCGCCAGTGTTGTACCATACATAATAATCTTCTGTCTGGCTTGATACCGCGAAGTAATCGCCTCCAAGACCTGTGCCCGCAACAGTGTCAAAGCACACTAGATGCTGATTACCAAAAACCGCATCTACTGGCTCTATCACCACGTTTGAAACTTGAGTTGTAACTGACATTTTTATCCCCCTAAATTAAATTTTAACTTTCTTCTATACCTAAAATAACTCTCGCGCCGAAGCGCATCTCGACAAATACCCCGTTGTCGTTTTCGGCATTCAATGGATTAAAGTCCGCCGAATTGAACACCACATTCAAAAGCGTAGCAGTCCTATTAGCGACTTTGCAAACATCAAATATAATCTCTTCAACGGATAAAATTGAATTATCTATCGCCTCAGAAACTAGCCTATAGCCCTTAAAAAATACCCTTAAAACCACCGTCGACTCAGTGTCTTGATGGGTGTGGTTTATTGGACCACCGTCTATGGTCTCTATGAACACATGAAATGATTTATCCAAAATAGTCTCTGGTATATTATCCACCGCAAATCCGTCATCGTGCTCGGTGTAGCCAAGCCCACCCATACGGTCTTTAAAATAAGTTCTTACGTTAGATAAACTCATTCCCTAACCAGCCGCTTTGTAGTCATGTCCAGGCCCTCGTAAGGGTCTTGGATGGCATCGCCATTTACATCTATCTTAAGCATAGCTTTGCGTCGCCACAAATGCTCTGTGTTCTCATGCTTTCTAGCTTTCTTAAAAAATATGTCCTCTGTCTGATTAGACAAGTCATCATAAATAAGGCGAAGCGTTAAATATCTGGACCAGTAATTTACCTCGATTAAATCAATGAAATCAGTTTTCACAAACCGTGAGCCGTCAGACTTCCAATACCCATTGGTCCAAAGCCACTCTAAGATTTGACCCTGTGCCTCACGATGCGCGTATTTAAATGACGCCTTACCGGCCGGCATGTATTTAAGAATGTCGGATTCAATTGCCACAAGCTCACTATCTTTAGAGTAAAGATAATCCTGCGCGGCGGTTAAGACCGTGACTGTCTTCGTGACTGTAACAGGGCTGCCATCGGTTGTGACTCTAACAGCCACGGTCTTAGAGCCTGGCGTCGAGTGCTGAAAATCCAAGAACCAATTAGATGCCTTTATTGGAGCAGATCCAGTGACGTCAATAAAGCTACCGTCGCCGGCGTCTATCTCTACTAAAGAAATAGCAGCTTCGTCTTTGGTAACATAGGATTTGTCAGCCGATATCCTAAACTTATCATTAACCTGTACGGTGTCATCACACTCTATAATAGGAAAAATCATTTTATCCCCTTACCGTATTTTAAACAAAAATCATAAACTTCAATCGGAAGTAACTTATCTAGAATCTCATGGTCATACTTAAACCCGCAAATCTCAAATAAAATCTCACCAACAAGCTCAGAGCATACATAATCGGCTCTGCCGCTTCTAAAAGGATTTCTTTTTAAGTTAAATAAAAAACAAATCGCAATGCCTAAAACCTGAAGCATCCCGTACGGCTTACCTGCGTTTGTCATGGCAAATCTCATATATTTATCAAAAGCCTCGTCCGTTATATCAAACTCAAACTCATTCACCACTTCGTTCTTAGACAAAAATACCTCGTGATTTGTGAAATTAACGCTCACGCCGGAGGCCTGGTAAACAAGACCTATGTCATATTTTGTATTGTGCATCACATAAACATGGGAAAATTTAGTGCCCTCAACGAGCCTTATAAGCCAAGAATATATTGGTAAAATCTTATGTCTTGGTTTAGAAAACCCAACGTAAATTTTTCTCACCACAAAACCTTGTGAAGTTTATAATTAATAATCACGTCAACGTCGTTTTCTGTTCCAATCGACGTGTAAACTATTCTTAAATAAAGCCCAGTAAAAAGCTTTGCCGGATATGTAGAATTAAAATCAAGCTGGAAAGACTCTTGTGGGTTGATGTACCAATCAGTCACATACTGACCAAGAACAGTATTTGCTCCGTACCCAAAAATATTATCCTTATCTATAACTTGTGCCGTAATCTTGTCGCCAATAACGCCGCCAAGAACAATCAAAACTGCGCCGTCAATTAAACAGTCGTCAGTAATTTGCATATCGTTGTTTGTTGTAGTGTTTTTTGTTGCGACAAACTTATTACCTCTGAAATTGGCATTTAAGTCCTTTGAGCTATATTCATGAAATGAATTTGGAGCGTACTTTGAACCTTGCATGTTACACCTCTTCCCACTCTGCATTACAGCAAATTGAGGAACCTGTAATGGAAGTTGCGTTAAAGTTTACACATAGTAGCTCTGAGGTGCCTCTAAGTATCACTGGATTTTCAAATTCTATTTCTATAACTTGCAATAAACCAGCGGATTGAAAAGTTATAGACCTTGTCGCAATATTTCCAACAAGGGTGCCTACCGTCGGATTTGCCGTATAATGTTTAACCGCAGCCGTGGCCGCAGAGCTCGTAGAATCAAAAGGCACGTTAGTGGTTGTGACAGATGTTCCGCCGGTGTTTGCTGTTGATCTTTTTAAAGTTTTAATAATACAAGTCACTGGCGAGCCAGATGTCGTTCGCCCTGATACTACAACTTTTTTAACTCTAATGGTTTTTGAACCACTGCCCTTTATCTCAAAAATGTCTGTAGCGTTTGCTGCAATTGCAAAATTATCTGTTGCGGCGGCGTATTTTAACGACTCAAAAGGTATTGGCCTTACGTTTAATCCGTACGCAGTTAAAGAAGCTAGTGAGTTTGTTACTGCCGAATCGTTTGTGCCGTTTGTTATTTGGAACTTTGCCGTTCTATCACTCAAAGCAGAAATTAAAGAAGTTATCCTTTGTGCAATTCTTTGAAGCCGCCCATTTAAACCACTAGACGCCGTGTCCGATCCAGGTGACGTTTCTGTAAGATCACCTATTCTAGTATTTGTCGTTACTTGCGTCGTCTCTAAAGCAAGCGATGAGGTGTTTAAATTTGTACCAGCATTTGCCGTTACCTGGCCAATAGAGTTCGTACCAGCGGGCAATGGGTTTGCCACATTGGTATCAATTATCTCTCCCTGCGCGAGCCCCTCATTTATTGGCATCTTTTTTACCCTTAATTGGAGCCGACTTTACAATCGGCTCCTTTACTTCTGTTGGTTTTTTTGGAGACGCTCTTTTGTGGCACTCTTCAAAAATTTGATTAAACGCAACGGCCTCAGAACCAGAAAGATTCCAGCGACCGTTTTTTAACAAACCTATAAGATTTCCCCAAAAGATTTCGTCCTTCATTTTATTATACTAGCTCCATGTATCTAACGTCAGCAGTGCCACTTGATGTGATACCATGCCAGTTTAAAGCAGGACCAGCTTCAACTTCCATAGACGCACCAGCAGCTAAACGCAAACCGTTAGCTGTTGTTACTGAGTTATTTAGCCCAAGGTAAACATCGCGGTTAGAAACGTTCTGAATAATTACAGAAGTTCTATTAGCTAAGTCTGTGCCTATAATGTCTGTTGCAGTATTTGAAACTGAAACAGCAGCATAAACACCAGACTGCTTTGCGTTTGAGTTTCTTAAGCGGCCAAGGGCATCTGTTTTAAATGACTGATAGTCACCATCAGCAGACGTGCTTGATGCTAGAACATCTTGGCGAACTGATAAAATATAAGAACCAGTATCCCCAGACGCGTGCGCGTCGTCTTCAGCTTTATTGTCGCCAATAGTAACTGTCGCATTCACTCTCAATGCGCCATTTGCGTCCAAGGAAAGTGGCGCATAGTCACCGTCAGCACTTACAAGTGATGTGCCAGCATCGTTTCTAACTGCAAGCATTTGTTGACCGAGGTCACCAGACGCGTGCGCACTGTCTTCTGCATAAATACCTAGGCCACTTGAAGATGCGATATTCACATCAAGTGCGCCAGCCGTTTGTGTAATAAGAGTGCCATCCGAGCCTCTTAAATATGCGCCGACGTTTGCGCCATTATCTGGCACCGTCGTATCGAAAACTAGTTTATCTAGCGTTAACATTCTTTTCTCCTTTTGTTTGGTTTAGTCGCGGCTCTAGACATAGGCCACAATTTCAACCACCTCATCGGCCTTTGAATTTTTAAAATAAACTGTTACGGACGTATAAAAATTGTCGTCTACAAATGAGAATCCTGCGTTCACTGTTAAATAATTCGTGGCCGATGGTTCATAAGCAAATAAAATTTTAGAGCTATTTCTAGCCTTAATTACAAATTTTTTAGTATTAGCTGGCAATACCTGTGAGTACTCTGTGTTTGCCAGCGGACACGCTACATTGAAAATTGTCGCAGTCGATGAGCCACCAGACCCACCTAGAGCTATAAGTATGTCCTCTAGTACGCCCTGTAAATCAGCCGACACCACATTGCGTGCGGCGTCTCCGTTTGAATCCGGACGAAGCGATCTTCTATCGTTATCTTTTTGATTATCGGGCGAGTATTCAAAACTCATGATTCACCCGCTTTTAATTCATCCGTCAGCTCTTTAACCGATTGCATTTGTTCCTGTGCTGTTTGAACCGCCGGGTAATACCAGGCAATCCACTTACCGCCAACAAACATAATGTCGTAGCGATGCCAACACCCGCGCTTAGCGTTGTTTAAACGCATTAAGCGCCGAAGGCCTTGTGGGCTCTCGGCGCTTAAATAATCGGGAATAGCGGACGAGTTCTCCCGACTCATTCAATAACCTAATTAGTTATTGTCTTTAATGATTAATGCAGACTCAGAAGCGCCGGCGCCTTTTTGGCCTAAGAATCCAGCCCATGTGCCGAATAATTGGTCAAGTACTGCGCGTTTTGCTTGCGAGCCAAACTCATTTGCACCTTGCTCAGAGTAGCTTGGTCCTGCTTGTAAACCAAAACCAACGGCTGATTTATCAAACAAGAAATAAGTGTCTGCTGCAACTTTGTTTGAAACAACAACGTCAATTCCATGGATACGACCGATAACACCAGATGGGATCACAGCAGAACCATAAACCTCAGCCGATTTAAATTCGTCGATATCCAAAAGAACAGCCTCTTGGTCAGTGCCTACAAGTAGTGTGGCAGCCGCAAGATCGCCGTCGTTTTGCAAATATTTTTGGCGCATCTCTAAGCAAATTGCATAAGAAATATCGCCAGCAGTGGTTGTAACCTGACCAGCCGACTGCAATTGAGCAATGATTTGTTGCTCAAGATAGTAAGCGTGGGCGCGAGCCGCGCGAGCCGCCAGGTCCATTTGCACGTCAATACGTGATTGAACTTTAGACTTATAGTCCACAATCCAAGCAACATAAGCATTAAACTCTAAAGGCATTGGGTCAGTGCTGTATGTAACTACAGACGCATCACCCGCCACACCCTCAGCGCGGTCAACTACTGTAAAGCTGCCAGCCTTTGGGATTTCAATTGTCTTTGCTCCTGGCTCAGCAAGGAATGACCAATCAGTCACACGTCCCGCAAGCTTTGAAGCCTCAATAAGTTCGCGCTGCACAACCGCAGCAATAAGATCCATTTTCGTAGCACCTACTTGGGTGTTACCATGAATTAAATCAGCCATTTTATACTCCTAAAAATTAGTTAATACCTTTTGCCTTAGCATACTCGATGAGTTCTTTTTTACTCATCTTTGCTAAATCAAGTTTCGTGTTCGGGCTCGTTGCCGGAACTCCGTCTTTAACGCTAGGGCCGGTTTGTTTAAACATATATGGGTTTGCTTTCTTAAACTCTTCGATGGTTTTTAAAAGCCTCTCCGAATCCGTTACTCGTAAACTTTGCGAATCAACTTCAAACTGGTCCACATCGATTGCCTTGAGCATCAAATCCGGATTTAAACACCCGAGTTCTGACGCCTTAACAGCAACTTGGTCCCTGACTTTAGAACGCAGCATTTCTGCTTGCGTCTTTTTCATAGTCCCAAGCTCTTCTCGAAGCATCTCTATCACTTTATCCTTTTGGCCCTCGGCCTCGAGTTGTCTTTGCTCGAGTTCTTTGGCCTTAGAGCGCCAGTTCTCAAGCTCTTTTTTAAGCTTAAGCGCGTGCTCTGATGAGACTGTGCTTTCAGTTTTTGTTTGATTCTTTTCAGTTGAACCGCTGGTTTCAACCGCTGCCCCACTGGTGGCTTGTGCGTTAGTGCCGCTGGTCACCTCTGCACCTTGTACTTCGGTCATTTTATCCCCCTGCTTTATTGTTTTGCAAACTATCTTAAGTTTTTGATAATTCGCCTTATTTCATCCAATACCAAACGCCTGATTCTAGCTACGCCTTTTTTATCCATACCGAGAAATTGAAATCCGCGCTTCGCTAAATCATTGGCTAGACCTTTGTTTGTTTCAATATGTTTTTGCTCATTTAAAAACTTAACTGGCTTGCCGGTCTTAGCCCATGTGTAGTTTGCCTTATCCCGACTACCACTCGGTGAAACCTCGACCTCGGCCTTACCGGTGTTTATTTTATACGCGAGTGAATCCACCAATCGCCCGGTTTGCGTCACCTGACTCTTTGAGCTTCTGAAAAATAACGGCTGCGGTGGATTCATCTTTATAACGCCGCGCTCTATTAGCTCTTTTATGTTTTTAGTTCCAGAGCTGGTGTCTTTGATCGGAGCTCCATCTTTTGCTAGGTTTTTACCCTTCCTAGTTTCTTGCTGAATGCGCTCAACTGAAAACTCCCCTATGTCAGCATAAAGCTTATTCTTTTTCTTAACATCACTAAACGCTGTTTCAATTGCCTTTAAAACTGATTTCACATTTTTGATTTCAACCTTAGCCATTATCGTCACCAAATATCTCGTCGATAAGTGAACCGAGTGTTGTGCTTTGAATTGGTCTTTGGCCCTCAATGATTGACGCAAGCGTTGTCGTACTAGGTCTTGCTGGTCCAGTTTCAGCCTTTGCTTCTCTGATTACGTCGTCAAATCTATTTCTTATCATTTCAATTTCTTTTGCATTAAGCCCTAAAAAATCGCGCTTCACACCTACGTTACCACTAATATGCCCATGTGCTTTTTGCGCCTCACTAGCATCTTCCCACCCGATTTTAATCGTAGCCTTATCCTCCTCGATCACGTCCATGAGCCCGAGCATGTCGCCGGTCAGTGTTAGGTTTGGCTCGTCTTTTTCTTTTCCTGCCGCCTGAAACTCTAAACTCTCGGCATACATTTCAGAATAGTTTTTAAATTGCTTACCGTCCCAGGACACGCCGCCATCGGTGCGGTTTTTAATGATATCTAAAATCTCTTGACCCACCGCTTGGCGAAGCCGAGACGAGTTTGGGAACGCAGTCCCAAATATCTCGTCAAGGTCTATGACAATTGCATATTGATTGGAGCCTACTGTTATGCGCTCAACCCACCGATTCAGCTTCGGCATTAACTACCTCGCCCATCTCGTCTTGTCTGATTTCTTCAACAATCTCTTCAGCCCGCTCTCGACTCACACCGCGATCAACTTCAATCGCCTCAAGTTGGCTGATGAGACCCATTTCTAGTTTTCTAGAAATAACGTCAAGCTTTTCGCCCTCGCCCATGAGCATTTGTGGCTTATGAAACTTCACATCCACCTTTGCATCTTCTGGAATGAGCACGCCAGATAGCTCTGGGATAAATCCATTTTCAGTCACGTTGGCGTAAGTGTTATTCCACGCCTTAATGATTTCAAAAAGTTTATCCTCTACACCCTCATATAGGCTCACATCGTCTTGCGTGGCTTCGAATTTTTCTAGCATCTTTAGCCATCTATCAAGACCACTCGTTGCCTGGTCTGTTTTACCAGACGAGTTTACAACCGACGGGCTCAAGCCCTCGCTCGTTAAATAAAGCGATAAGAAATTTTCAATGAGCTGTAAACTTGACGCTAGATCCGGGTTAGGGCTTGCGAACTGAAAACTAGGTCGAGCAGTATCACCATCATTTGGATTAATCTTAAGCCACATAGCACGCCGTGGACCGATTTTCATATCACGAGGCTCTTCTACCGAGCTTATGATCGCTTGCGACCAGCCTTGCATACGAGCAATTTCGCTTGTGTCAGATAACAGAGCGTTTAGGTCAATCGAAAACACCGTCGACGAGTAACCAGAGCGTACGTAAAACTCAAAGTCCTTATCAGTCGCCACATCAATAAATGGCATCGTGCCAGCGATTGGCGATCTAACGCTCGGGTCATTCGGGTCCGCTACTTCAGGCAATGGATTGCCAGACGCATCCACAAGCTTACCAGTGGCGTTGGTGATGAAATTAAAATCACGCGTCCACCAGTAAAATAGACCCTTGTTTCTATAATCGTCCGGGTCTGCAATCGTTTGGTTATTGTAATCAGCATAATAATTCACGCGCGATGTTGGGCTTGTACCAACCGCGCCAGTCGTGTTTTGCGAAAACAAACGCCACTTATCAAAGCTTGATATAATAACCGCGTCCATTTTCTCTGGGTTATCGGCGTCAGGGATCACGTCAAAATGATGCTGGTAAAGCGGTCTAAGCTCTAAGACCCCCTCTTTTAAAACCACCTGTAAAAGCGATTGCTCTTGAAGTTTATAAATCTCGTTTGATTTCTTAAGCTTCACGTTAGCCATCGCCATGTCGTAGAGCTTTCTAATGTGCTCGTCTTGCGCGTCGTTGACGTTTGTGAACTCCCTATCAGGATTTGTTTTATATAGGCTTGATTTTTCTTTAATGATTTTTCTAGTCAAGTTAATCGAAGTAATCGTGCGACCGTTAATGATCTGATCCACACCCATCTCTTGTCTGATCTTGTCTAACACAAACGGGCGTTGGCGACCTTTATAAACTTCAAGGCTCATCAAAGAATTTTCTTTACGCCTTAAGTTTTCTTCATTGTTTAGCATTTCATCAATTGCGCGCTTGCGCTCGCCTGCTGATAGATAGTCCATTTTCATAGTTAGTAACTCCCCATGTCTCGGGCCGAACTGTGGCCGTAACTGTTTAGATCAGCTTGAAAGCAGACACCGTAGCCAAGAGCCGTTGTGCAGTGTTGCCATCTGTCAGAATCGTTTTCTAAATACTGACCGCCAGTTTTTAGTCTAGTTAAGCGCATTCCTTTATCAAGTGTCTTTGCTTTCTGGTACACAAAAAGTTTATGCCGACCGTTAGCGTCTTTGCAATAAGCATTCACTAAGTTGTGGCGTTTTCTAACTGGAGGGTTGGCCCTGGGCACGTCTACTCGAAATCGCATCTTACGACCTTTGACTTGATAATTAGATAAAAACGCTTTGATCTGCTCATAGTCGCTCAGCTTTGAACGCGTGTCTCTGCTTGCTCCAGTCGAATCCCCGTGAACAATGTAAAGCTGATCATGATTTAAAAGACCGCGTGAATCAGCTTCTTCTAGAGAATCAAGCGTGCGTTGACCGTCGATTATAATCTCGTCAAAGAAATGCCACGTATCAGTGTCGTTATGGTATTGACTGAATATTAAACTAAGAGGCTTTCCGTCACCGATATTAAAATCATAGTGCATTCGAATCGGATACTTCAAATCCACAGAGTAATCCACATTGCGAACATTATCGTCACCGTAGGCGTAGTATATCACTTCAGTCGCGATCTCTACCCAACGGCCGTAGATCATGCGCTGAGCCATCTTCTCGTCAAGACGAGATTTGAGCTGCTCGATGTACGCCTTTGGTAAGAATGGGTTGTCAAAGGTGTTTGAATAAAACACTTTCACTAACGGATCTTTCGACATTATCAGCTTCTCGTATGGCCACGAGGCGGGTGAGTCGGGGTTGGTTGCTGATAGCACCCACGGCTCTTTTATATGCGGCACTCGATTCGTTCTTTGCAATATCACATCATACGGTTTCGGATCTTTCGTCTCTGTCAGTTCTTCAATCGCAAATGCTGAAAACTCCATAGAGCCTAGCTTTGCTAGATTGCCATCTGCCCATGAGATAGCTTTAATACTCGAATCATTCGGTAGTTTAAAATCCCCAGTCGATTCATGATACTTGTAATCAACCCCGCACTCGAACATGTGCTCTTTTATTTTCTGACATAGCGTTGCTTTCAACTGTGGTAGCGCAAGTCTGCCAACACCCACTCGAGCACCCGGGTGCATGAGCGCGTGCGTAGACACCATGTGTGCGAGTGTTAAAGATTTACTGGACCCAACGGACCCAGAGAGTAGCACTTCGTGAGTGCCCTTAGTGTAGTCGGCTTCTCGTCTTAAGTATTTTATAACACTGAGCTGCCCGGGTAGTGGCTTAAACAAATGTATCGGTGGCGTTGAGTACGTTTGCACTTCTATCATTGTATTAAATCCGCGTGGTCACGATGCACCATTAATCCTTTCGATGCAATAGCACCACACACTGGACACACATTTAAATTCTCGAATAACTCAATAGCCTCAGTGCAGCTTTCTAAATGAAATATAAATTGCAAAAGCGCTTCATCGAATTCGTGATCACTTATACCGCGCTCATTAGCAAGTGCAATCGTTTGATCGTTCACTATATCTGATGCAAAAAAGAGTTCGTTATTTATCCTCAAGATCAGCATCTGGAGGCGTCAATTCTTTAGACTCGTCTAAGTTATATTTTAATAAGATCGTGCGTTTGTCTTTATCAAATCCATGTTCAACTTTATCAGTCCATCCAGCGAGATTTTTTAAACAAAATATGAGCATTACTACATTGCCGTCCGATGCCATCGTCTGCGCTTTTTGAATAAGCTTCAGTTTTACCTTAGCCATTTTGCGCTCGCGGTATTCCCTGAACCCATAGCCTTTTTCTTTGCGGATATATTTTTCTATTGTGTCTTCACTAACGTCCAGGTAGCCAGCCGTCATATCTAAAGACGCGCCTAACTCGAGAACCATGTCGAGTTTTTCCCAATCGATTTTAGCTTGTGGTCTGCCCTTTTTATTCATATTACTCCGTTAATCATAACACCCAATTCATTTCGGCACCATTGCGTTTAACTTTAGTCCGGCCTTGTTCACATAAACTTTTTCTGATTTCACGCTCATTAATTTATTCGAGGATAACAAAGACCGCTTCTCTATTTTAAATATAAGCTTAAATCTTTTATCATCAATATTGTACTCGCTAATAAACACTGGATTTGCTTGAGCGTCAGCCCAATCGAAGAATTCCTTATGATTAAATCCCCCGTCATAATCAGCGGTGCCTTGATACGGAATATCGCAGTATACGATTGAGCTTTCTTTAATCGGCACGCTCTCGTAGCTTGTGTTATAGAAATTCAACCGCTCCAACCGCTCCAACCGCTCCAACCGCTCCAACTGCTCCAACCGCTCCAACTGCTGCAACCGCTCCAACTGCTGCAACCGCTCCAACCGCTCCAACTGCTGCAACCGCCTGAAATTATCAGCCAACCCATTAGCTTTAACAATCTCCAAGTGCTCATCATTAAGATACGGCCATAGAAATTCTGGTACTTTTGTTTTTCTATAAAACTCAATTTTATTTCTTAAAAATAGCCTTTTTTGCTTAACCGAATAACCGTCATTAAACTTCTTAAGGCCCAAAGTCTTTTGAGCAAGCTCATCAAACTCGTTAAATATAATGGCATTGTGCATTGATTTTTTATAAGGCTCTATTTCTTTTGAGAATAAGTAGCCTGAACCATTATTGCCAAAAGACCATAGTATTTTAGTCATCGGATCAGTATCCAAATTAGCAAAAAACTCTTCTCTAGAAACAAACGGTGGCTTGAACACATTGTAATTGTACTGGCCATCAATAGCGTTTTTAATTAAATCACAAATGCCAGGCCTAATTTCATTAAAGTGAAAATGCTTATAGTGACCACCGCGCCTAAGCATCATCGCGTGCGTTACAGAAAAACCGCCACCAAATAGATCATAAAATTGGTCAGCTTTTGGGAATATGCGAATAATTTCATCACATATTTTATCTTTTGAGCCCATGTAAGGAATGCCATATTCAGCCACGGAATATTGCCTTTGCGATCATGCCGCGCTCTGACAGCTCGTTAACCAGTGAGGTCATTTCTTCGCCATCAACGCATAGCACTTCAACTTTAAACTCTTGTGCTTTATCTAGATCTTCTTTTTCATCAAGCCCACTCATCTCTGGAGTGCTTATAACAAGATCCGGCACGCCCAATAAATCAAGATCAAACCCATTCACATCGAGCTGTAGATTCAATGCTTCGAGCTTAAACATCTCATCGTCGTGTTCGGCTAGCTCGGCCACTTTGTTATCAGCTATCATGTGAGCATACTCGGATGCCTCGTCTTCAAAATGTTGATAATCAACGGCGCATCTATCCCAGCCTAATTTTTTAATGGCCTCTAATCTACCATGTCCAGAAACCAGAAAACCCGATCTGGACGACACGACAATAGGCGACCTTTGGCCCTGGTAATTTATTATTTTAGAAAGCATTTGAATTTGCTGATCGCTATGGCGATTCGGGTTCTTCGGGTTAGGCACAAGCTTATGCACATCCACCATCTCGTCAAACGCGCACTCAATCTTTTCTTTTGACGTACTCAGATCAGTCTGCTTGTCTATTTGCATGAAGTACCTCTACGCAGCTTTATTAACTATGTGGACCGGACTAGTCGCCTGGTTTACGATAGCACACCAGAAAATGAAAGCGCGAGTCAAGGGCCTTGAGGCCGAAAATTTAGCACTGAAGGTGGCCAATGATATTAAACAAGTTGAAAGCGATATTCATAATCTGCCTACTGCTGATGTCGTCGACCGCATGGTCGATAGAAGAAGCAAGAGAGATAATAATCCAAAAGGGTAGCCCGGCGAAGTTTGACGGTGTACTGGTGCCAGAGCTTATCTACAAAGACATGTCGACAGAGATATTTTCGTGTGATTTGTTTAAAAAAAGCCTGGAGCCAAAACCTTGTTATCAGTCAGAAAGTAATTTAGGTTTATTTGCGATGTTTGCAACTGGTGTGGCATTTGGATTTATCGGGGGGAAGTTATGACAGACGTAATTGAAAAGGCAGACCGCGTAAAGGAGGCACCCAAACGCGGCCGCCCGAGGAAATCGGCGAGTGTGAGGCCGCCGAGTGAAGCTAAAGGTGTTGAGTGGCTTCGCGCCGTTTACGCCTCAAAGGTACGCACCTATTACTTCGATTTTACTTTCGTCACAACAGACCGTGGGCTTGAGGTTACTGGCATAAAGGTCAGCTTAAAAAACAATAAGCCCATGACCATGGAGCGGGCGATTCAAAACCTAGGTTCTGCAAAGGTTTTCACTATCGTTAAAAAAGAAATGATTAAGCAAAAGCTTATCAGTCGCCTTGATCGGGTTTGGTTTTCTGTACCATACCTTTAAGGATTAAAATAACTTTGCCAAAATTATCTTTAGTTTTAACGATGTCGTATTTGGCTTCGTTTAGGCTGAGTTTTGTTTCTGTTTTCATTTCTTCTAGTGACGAGCTGACCGATACGATTGTTTTGTGCGCGTGTTGAACTAAATCTCGATTTGACGTGAGTTCATTAATTACATGCTCTTCTTTTGATTCTATTCTGACGAGGCGTTCATTGGTAATGTATTGAGACTTTTTAAGCTCTTTTAGGTCTTCTTTTATATCCTCGTATGAGCGCGAGGCCAGATAAGCAATGGTTGAGATTAAAACGCCTAACGCTAGTGCCCAGTAGTCCATAATGGGACTGTATCAGAATGACATTAAATATCAAAATACTTGATTTTGTGTCACACATGTGTCACACTTAATACATAACAAGGAGATAAAAGATGGGCACAGTAAGAAACTTAAGAATACTAAGAAAGCAATTAGCAGACCAAATCGCTGAAAACGAGGCTCAACGAAAAGCGATTCAAAAAGACAAGTCGATTAAAAACAACATGCTTATGATGGCATTGATTGATGTCGGATTTAAGCTAGACGTGGCACTTGCCCGCGTTGAGACAGAGCTCAGATACAAGGGTGAGTAATGGCTAAACTCAAACAAAAAAAGGACAAACATCTAACAGTGCGCGTCAACGCAGACACCCTCGAGGCCTTACGTCGTCACGGTGTTGACGTACCTGACGCAATTAGAGGGCTATTAGCGAGGCTTCACCGTGATGTGAGTAAACACTAGGGCTGGTGGTTAAAAACGCGGATTTGGGGCCATGCCGTTATCGGGTCCACCGACTGTGGCCAGGTAAGCCACGATTTTTCTCTTGGTATTTTTATCGCTGATATTATCAACGCACCACTCCAGATAGTCCACCGGGATATCTGCCAATTTTTTGCCCTTATGTTTGCCAAAATAAAGCACTGTTTCTTGGGCCTTTGACTCATCAACCTTGTGTGGCAAAAACCGTTTAAGCTCTTTAGCGCAGTCACCGCAATATCCGTCGTGGGCTTCTTTGCGCCCAAGCCCTGCGTGATCATTTAAAAAGTAGCTATAAACAATGCGGTTATACCCGCAGCACGTATATTTATCGTGAAGCCCTAATTTCTTATCCGACCAATCGGGTTCTGACTTAATACCTTCGGCTCGATACCAAAAAAGGTCGCCAGCGTGCTCTTGTGGTAAACCGTCGGCAACTTCGACTTCACGCAATATTTGATTAAAATATATGACCCTAGACATTTGGCCTCCTGTTTTTTTGACTTACAAACTTACACTTACAGATTCAACTTTCTTAGTATAGGCCGAGCATTAGTTAGTAAATAAAATAATAATAATAATAATATTAAATATATATGTAATATCTGTAATAGTGTAATATATAAGTAATATCAATAACTTAGACCTTACAGATTTCTTACACTTTTACACATAAAAAATCTATAAAGCAATATATTCGATCTGGTAAAATAGCCCTAATTTAGAGTGCTCAAAAAAGCAGAGTGGTTGACCCAGAAACGCTCCGCGCCATCGGTTCTTTGATACCCTTTTGCCTTTAATGCGCGCCGCACCCTAGCACTTGTTACTCCGGCTTTTTTAGCAATATCTAAGAACATTTCAGCAGCGGTGTCCTGCGTTATGCGCAGCATCGAGCGAGATGTTTTCTCTCTCCAAAGGTCCTCAATATACTGTTCTGCGCTCTCAGGCGTTAGGTCGTCGATTAATTTATTAACTTTTAAAAGCGTACTTTCGCTTAAGCCCATAGCCCCATGTTTCTTAAATAAACTGTAAAATTGGGCAATTAACTGTGAGCTTTTGTTCATCGGGTAATTATAATCAATCGAGTCAATAGGCAGTATTAAAAAACGCCTGTTACCGGTTGGGTCTCTAAGAAAATCATTAGGGTTTACGCTAGATATAAAGCTTGCGGCGTTAGTTTTTTTACTCGGAGCCCTGCCGTAGCTTTCTCTAAAAAAAGAACTCGACTGAGTGAGTAAGCTTTTAAGGAACGCAATATCAACTTTCGCCGTCTGGTCAAACTCAGGTACGTGGCAGATAAAAAGCCTTGTGACGATTTCAAGCCAGTCCTTTCTTTGGTCCGGAGCATCTATCTCTTCATAATATGGTGAGAATTTATCAAACATTGCTCGAATTAAAGTATCTTTACCAATCCCCTGCGACCCTTTTAATATTAAACACCTGTTTTGAACGCTCGAGTTTAACGAGCGCGCAAACATGTGGGTGCCCCAGTATTTAAATATTTCTGTAACTTCGTCGCTTGTAAAATAAGAGCTCTTTATTGATTTAGAAAACTCTGAGGCCCAATCTTTACCGTCATATTCTTCTATGTCGCAGAGAAATTTTAAATCACTTTTTTCGAACGAGAACCTTGCAAACTCTGATTTCACATCGTCTTTTAAAAAACCTTTTGATTTTGCGTAACTTTTAAATACGTCCTCTAATGAGTGCCCAATGACCCAGTTATTTCCAACTTTGAAAAATATTTCTTTAGACAGGATGTCTTTTCTATATTCGCCAACCGAGGTTTCAAAAAAATGATCCCAAGCCCCGGCCCCAAGGTTTTTTGGTTTTTCGTGCGCTGGTCTTGACTCAATAAACGACCGAATTCGCCTGACCCAATTAAGCGCAAAAGCAAATGCGTCGCCTTTAACGTGGTTTTTGTCTTTAAAATATGGCCCCTTTTTGTCGGCCCCATTTTTAAATAAATCGTATTGAATTATTTTATTAGCAATTAATTCGTCATTTGTCTCGACTCTACAAAGCTCGGCAGCGTATTTAAAAATCTCGCCATGCCGACCGCCAAGAGCATTACCTTTAGTTGCAAACGCTTCTCTAAAATCCTCAATGATTGATATGTCTAAGCTTGGGAGTGATTGAAAATCATCCATCGGGTCACCGCATAGCCACGAGTAATGCACTTCTTTGCCGTCTTGAAACGAGTGAAACGACGGCGGGATGACTATATATCCACTTGCTTTGAAATCAAAAAGTCTGACTTTATGCCTATCGACTGCGATGGTGTACTGCTTTGGGTCCCATTTAAAGAATACGGTCCACCCATGCTTTGCTTTTTTTGCAAGCGTCCAATCGGGCAAATGCTTTTTAAATTCACCGTCGATTTTAGTAAACTCGATGTTGTATTTTTTCTCGGTTATTTCAACCGGCATTTTTGCGGCCTCGTATTTAAAATCAAAATCAAAGCCTGAGATTCCAGACACTTCGCCACAGATAACTGCGATGCCCGGGCACTGACCGTAAGCCCTGACTAGTCGCTCGATATCTTCATCGGTTTGTTTTTCGGTGAGCCATTTTTTAAACGTGAACCCGTCTTGCGGCGGTTTTTTATTCTCCACTATTGGTATCACGTTAATTCCAAGGTCATGATATTTTTCTGCCCAGTCTGCAAATACGCCCATAAACTCCCCCTTCAAAGGTGTTGATAAATTATTGCCAGATTAATGGCTTTGGCTGCCACGTTAGTTTTTAATGTGCTTTAAAAGATTCAAGTGTTTTTGCTCTTTTTAACAAACAACGAAAAATCGAACGAGGCAATAAAAAAACTTGAGTGAACAAAGCGTTGTGACTTAAGAATCAGTATCAATGGGTTTTTGCTTGCTCGGCCTTACGGATACCCATCTATAAACGAGTGAAGTAAAGAGTGTTTATCCTGTTGGTTATGCCCCTGGGTGTGGACTTCCGGCCTACATCTAGGGGTTTTTTGTTTTATAACCACTAGCAACATAGCTAAAAACAGCCAAAATAATCGTTGCAAACTCATAAAAAGCATTGCAATTATAAACCCACAATTTAACTCTAAAAGCGCATAGGGGGGCCGGAAGCCATGCCGTTACCAAAAGCAAAGACCACACGCGAGCAGAATTATTTAAAGAAAATCTACCTAATTTACGGTTTAGCAAAGGTAGGGAAAAGCACATCAATATCAAATCTAGGTGACGATGATAATAAGATATTATTTTTCGCTACCGAGGCCGGCCACAAAGAGCTTGAAATATATAAGTGGCAAACCGAGGACGGCTCTGACCCCACGACGTGGGAGCAGTTTAAGCAGTGCGTGCTTGAAATGACGAAACAAAATGAATTTAAATGCTTGGCCATCGATACGGCAGACAATCTGTATGATTGGTGCGCGAAATACGTAAACAAAAAGCACGAGCTCGAACATGAATCAGACGCATCCTTTGGCAAGGGATACAAATTTATTAAAGATGAGTTCATGGCGCCGATTAACTATTTATCGCAAAAAGGTTACGGTATTATTTTCGTCAGTCACTCTAAGATTCAAGACCTAGAGCTTGGCAACAGGAAAATTAGCTACACAGACTCAACACTAAACAATACGGCTAAAAAAATAATCCACGGTCTTTGCGATTACATTCTTCATTTTTATGTTGATCTCGGTGGCAAGCGCATGATTCGCACCAAGGGCACCGAAGCCGTGAACGCTGGCGACAGATCTGGGCGACTTCCTGAGGTGATGCCGCTGGACGCTGAGTCATTAAAACAAGAGCTTAAAAAAACAAACTAACAAAAACCAATAACCAATAAACAGAAAAGGAAAACACACAATGGGATTTTTTGACGAAGAACGCGAAACAGTAACAGAGGGGATATATGCAGCACGACTTGAAGACTGCTCACTTGATGAGACGAAAGAGTTTCCAAGGCTTTCGGTTAGATATAAGCTTCACTCCGGTCAAACGATGTGGCAAAACTTCACATTCAAAGACACGACAAAAAAATGGATCTCTTGGCAAATCGGCACTATCGGCGCTTGGAATAAGGCAAAAGAGTCTTGCAAAAACCAGGACGACTTAAAAGAAGTGGCACGCGCTTGTTTGACGGCCATCGGTGAGTTTGTGGGGTCTTACTATGACTCTGAGGTCACTCACCGCGAGTATAACGGTAAGACGTATGCGGATTTGAAGCTGAATCAAGCAATTACTCAAGCGCAGGCGAAGGGCTATTTAGCGCCAAAAACTACGCTTACAAAAGCGCCAGAGGCCCCGAAGTTTGACGCGAGCGAAGAGTTGCCATTTTAATTAGTAAAATATGTGTTTCGCCTTGGCTCAGTACCTAACCTAAACCCCAAGTTTATGTTTTGATTGAATTTAGCTGAGCTCAAGGCGATTTTTGCGGGTGCAATAGTGGACATTAGAATTAAATACTTAATTTACGCAATGCCTTGCCTTCTCAGCTCAGTTTATTTACTTAGAGACGAGCTACATATTTTTTTTGCTATTCTTTTGTTTGTTTGGGGAAATGATATTTCACAGGCGTGGCAGAAAAAATGAATCAAAAAAGCTCATCATTTTCAGCCTCTAAAAACTTCAGCGCCTTTGGTAGCTCTGCTATCAAAAAGTTTTGCCTAGACATTCTTTCGAGTGATTTCCATTTACGAAAGCACTCAATTACATACGCGCTCGAGTCAGCGCACACACCAAATGCGCCTTGCTTTATTTTCTCTAATAAAAAATTAAACTGCGTAGGGCGTATAGTATGCCGTTTGCCACGCGCTTTAACCTCAATCCACACGCTTTCACCATCAGGCCCAGTTCCACATAAGTCAGGGAATCCGGGCACCGCTTGCGATGACATATATCTGCCCGCACGCTCATTCCAGGTTGCTTTTGCCTCTACAACGTCTAAGCTAAAGCCAATGGCAAAAAGAGCGTTTTTTATTTCTAACACCACTGGCCCCTCTTTGTTTTCATTCTTGGAGCGCCGCTTTTTGGGCAACTGTTTTTCAGCAAATTTCATCATGGCTTTTTCGACTCGTTTTTTAACATCATCGCTCATTAAAATATTTGACAATCCTACGGAGGGATTATGCAAGAAGAAAAATCAATACTTGATTTAACGAGCGAGATTAAACATCTGCTTTTTCAAAGAAATAATTTTATCTCTATGGGGCAGCCTGTGCCTGATGAGCTCGAGGCCAAGGTCGTTGGTCTAATCCAAGGACAAGAGATTGACCGCTGTGTGTCGTTTATAAAAATGAGCGAGTCACAAATGGAGTGGCTTGATAAAGAAATCGAGCACCTAGAGGCGCAGAAAAAGAAGTTCCAGGGAGCGATTAAAGATTTAAAAGATTTGGCGCTCACAGTTATGACTGAGCATAAGATTACAAAAATGGAAGGTGAGCGAGGGCACTCTTTTGCAATTAGGAAAAACGAAAGCGTCAACGTAACGGCGCTTGATAAAATACCGTCAAAATATTTACGTCAAAAAATATCAATCGAGGCAGATAAAAACGCAATCAAAGCCATGCTAAAAGCTGGCGAACAAATTGAAGGGGTCGAGATAGTTGAAAGCTACTCGGTAACGGTGAAGTAATGTTTTTCGTAGGTCTATGGATAGGTTTCTTTTTCGGCATGGCGCTAACAAGCGTTTTAGTTATAAGTAAAAGTGAATACTAGGTGGCAAAAATGCAGTTCACCAAGGGTCAAAAAGTTATCTACAAACCAGGCGTTAAAAAACGAGGGTTTAGTCAGCCGTCAAAAGAGGCTGTCGTCATGATGTTTTACCCAGACATTATGAAGGTTAGAATAAAATGCGCTGGTGAAACCGCGCACAGAAATATCAAGGCCAAATACGTAGAGGTGATCAGTGGGTAGACGAGGCTCACCAATCGTGTTTGATGAGTTTACAAAAGCGCTGAATCTCATCGGTGTCAGCGTCGTGGACGCTTTAAAGGTCAGAGAGCGAGCGATGAAGAATTTTAAGAAAGAAACATATAAATGCACTTGCGGTAAGTTCATGGACGGTAAACTATCAGTGCATATCGATTTTGATTTCACGGTTGATAAAATAAAGGAGTCCGATCTGTGAATGACGAAGACACTATAGAGCTAGCTGAGGATTTAGAAATAGCGATGAAGGCACTAGAGCGCATTCACGCGCTCGCTAATCGCGCCATCAAATGGGGCGATGAGTTTGACAGGCTTCACGATATTCTAGAAGATTCAGAGTGTACTTTAAGACAGCTTGGAAAGGTAAAGTCTTGACGAAACAAGAGATGACATTATTTTTAATCATAGCCCTAGGTGTATGTGCTTTTATCATAGGTGCATATCTTGGCGCGGAGTTATATCAAGAATGAAAGACGAGAAAGAAACGCTCATATTTAAAGGGCCAAGATTTGATGAGACGATAAAAAACTGGCACGTTGAAATCTGTCCAGACGTTTATTTTGGATGCCCCAGAAGACCTAACATGTGGGTGCGTTTTTGGCAGTTTATTTTATTAGGCTGGACATGGACTTTAAGATGAATATTTTCACCACAGTCCAGAATGGAATATTAACGTCGTTTGCGATGTTTGTTGCGCCGGTGGGCTGTGGTGATTTTTTTGTGTGTCGGGGCTAATCAGGCTTAAATCATCGGCATGCCTGGGTGATGGCCGGGAGTATTAATCTATCCGATGAACCGGCACATATTTTTTGAGGGGTTAGTGTGAGCGATAAAAGAATTTTAGACCCATGTTGTGGCGGCCGAATGTTTTGGTTTAATAAAAAGCACCCACACACAGTATATGGCGATATACGACGCAAAGACTTCATAGCTTGCGATGGTCGCTCAATTAGCATTCAGCCAGATATTGAAATGGACTTTAAAAATATCCCATTCCCCGACGAAAGTTTTTACCATGTGGTATTTGACCCGCCACATTTAAAGGGCGCGGGTAAGACTGGATGGATGGCTCAGAAGTATGGGACTCTCGGATCCGACTGGAAGAATGAACTTAAGCTTGGGTTTAAAGAGTGCATGCGCGTGTTGAAGGTAAATGGCACTTTAATTTTTAAATGGAATGAAGAGTCAATAAAAGTATCGGAGTTAGTTAAGTTATTTGGAGTCGAACCACTCTATGGCCACAGAACTAGACAGAGTTCAAAAACCATTTGGATGGCTTTTCTAAAGACGAGCCATGACCAACAAAGCGAGGATTAAATGACCCACAAATCAGAGCTTGAGGCGGCGGCAGAGGAATATGGTGCAGACAATAGGCACCTAAAAACGTCGCAGCATTTTATTGATGGAGCCAACTGGGCTTTAACAGAGAGTAGCGTTGTGAAGGAGCTGAAGAAAGAGAATGAGGAGTTGAAATTACAGCTTGAATTTACAAAACAATACCTAAACCCAGCAGATACTTCATTTCGCGTCATGATGGAGGCTTTTCATGAATTATCAAGTGAGCAAAAAGACAAGTTGATTGATTTATCAAGATCGCTTGCAAATTTAGCGGAGGCAAAATAATGGATGAGCGAGCCTGTGCGAACACAGAAAATAGACACCTTTATAAATTCAGAATGTGGCGAATAAATGTGCGCTATAAATTGGATATGCTAACTCATGCGGCCTTTTGGCGAACGCTTTACTTCTTTAGACTTGCTGGAATTTATTCAAGGCTAATGTGTCGCTTAGGTTGGTATCGAAAATTCCCAGATGGCAGGTGTATATATTGCGGCGATGATGCCAGACAAACCCTCGCCCAACTAACCGCAAAGCACGGCGAGATAACTAAAGGGGATGGGGAGTCGTGAGCGAACTATGTGAGCAATGCGATAACTGCCCATGCGTGTGCCCGAATCAAAACGATGACACTATGACTGTGCTTTATAAAGCTGTACTTGTAAGTCAAAAGCTTAATCTCATGCAGACTGAAGTTATAGCAAAACACGAGTCTATGATTCACTCGACTCGCGTGGCTGTTATGATCTTATATTTAGCTCTATTAACAATATTAATTCATTTAGTAACGAGGTGAACCAAATGGAAAATCTACCAATAAACATAGTCCTAATAAGCATAACCATCTGCTTAGTCGTAGTGTCGCTGATATTTCTCTCAGCTATTTCGATAAAAAACGATAGAATCATGACTAAGGTCATAAACGAATGCGTATCAGATATTAAGAAAATCCAAGCGTGGTCCGAAAACGTAGTAGCAAGGCTGTTAAAAGAATCATCTCGCATAGATGATTTAACAGATGATTTTGAGTACTATTTAAAAGTAAATGTAAAAGGGGGAATGGATGCCATTAAAAAAAGGCGCAAGCAAAGAGAGCGTGAGTTACAACGTAAGGCTTCTGATAAAAGAGGGCAAATCACCTCGCCAGGCGATGGCCATAGCACTCAATCAGCCCAAGACCAAAAAGCGTAAAAAGACCAAATCATGAAAGAGATATGGGTTTACTCTAAATCCGTTGGCGACATGTCTGTGTATTATGCCGAATGTTCTAATAACAGGTTTTTAGCAGGTAAAATTAAAGGCACTGAAATGGACGCCATTATCACAGCGCTTTTTGCGTTTATGGCAACATTGGGACCAGAGAACATAAATATATTTTTCCATAAAGATCAAACGGACATTTGGAATGAGTTTAATGTTTATGAAAAAGACCAGAACCTTTTTATTAATATTTTAAATAGAAAATCATACGCGGCTTCGTTTAAAAAATATCATGCAGTAATTCATAGCTTTAGTTTTTTGGTAAGATATCATTTAATAAATCCATCTAGTAACAAATCAGAAATGATAAAAAATTACGTTCAAAAAATATGTGAACGTGAAAATAAATAATTTTTTTACCACATTATAATTACGCGACCCGAGGCACCGTTGCCACCGGTGCCAGATGGGCTTCCAGATTGTCTGCCGTTACCACCAGCTCCACCGCCCCCGCCATTTACTACTGCATTGCCACCGTTACCGGCCTCAGTATTAACGCCCGCCCCACCGGCGAGATAAGATGCGCCGCCGCCGCCACCGGACCCATAGGCTGGTGACCCGCCACCAATACCGCCCACAGCCCTAACTTGAACAAATGCGCTTCTGCCGCCGTCGCCGCCAGCCACGCTCACGCCGTCTCTACCGCCGCCGCCGCCAGAAAGTAATGCGCCATCGTCGCCGTCAGCGGCCGTAGAATTTGCCCCTCTATAAATAGAGGCACCGCCGCCGCCGGCATATCTTTTGCCCAAAAAATCAACGTAACAAGTGCCGCCGTCAGCTGCGGTTTCTGGGTTTGAGTTGCCATCTGTTCCGCCCACTTCCGAGGCATTTGATCCGCCGCCGCCGCCATAACCAGGCATTGCATATAGTTTTCCGCCAGACCACTCAACAGTTGTCGCAGTTCCATTTGACCCAATCCCGCCAGCAGTTGATGAACTTCCGGCGGCGCCGCCCGCCCCACCAGTTCCGATAACAATTGTCATGGTTTCTAATGGCGTAACAGAAATTGGACATATCTGATATGATCCCCCAC